TACGTGGAAAACAAAGGTTGGAAGATTGTCCTTGGCATGGAAGAATACCTGTTTCCCAACTTCCAAGATGCAAAGTTTGCCATTGATAGAATCCATGATCACGCCGTGGATCTTGGTGGCGTGAAGCTGAAGGTAAAATGAAAAAGGCATTCTTCTTCGTGGTGCTGTTCGCATTGCTTTGTGCAAGCTGCGCAAGTGCCACAGCTTTTGAGATCCACTTCATTGATGTAGGCCAGGGGGATTCTGCGCTTGTTCTTTGTGATGGTCAGGCCATGCTGATTGATGGTGGTGACAGCGAAGATTCAAGCTTGATCTATTCCTATCTGAAGAAGCATGGTGTTGCGCACCTTGATTACATTGTCGCAACCCATGCCCATGAAGATCATGTTGGCGGTCTTGCTGGTGCGCTGAACTATGCCACTGTTGACACTGCATATTGTTCAGTAACCTCATTTGACAATGAAGGGTTTGCTGCCTTTGAAAAGTACCTTGGCAAACAGAATGTCAGCATCACGGTTCCTTCTGCCGGGGACACATTCACGCTTGGCGGTGCTTCTGTTGAAATCCTCGCACCAATAAAGACTGCCACCAAGCACAATGATAATTCCATTGTACTGCGCATTGTGTATGGTGACACTTCCTTCCTATTCACTGGTGATGCAGAAAGAGAAGAAGAACACAGCATACTGGATGCTAACGGCACCATCCAAAGCACCGTGCTGAAGGTAGGCCATCATGGAAGCGATACCTCAACCACAAGCGCCTTTCTGCGTGCCGTAAAGCCAGCTTATGCCGTTATTTCTGTTGGCAAGGACAATCCCTATGACTACCCATCAGAAAGCACCTTAGACAATTTAAGCGCCGCTGGTGTGAGGGCGTTCAGAACAGACATGCAAGGCACGATCATCTGCACCAGCGATGGTAAAACAGTTACCTTTGTTGCTGAAAAGAATCAGGATGCAGACACTGTACCTGCCAAGCAAGATACCACTGAAGGTGAAGATTACGTGCTGAACACAAACACAAAGAAGTTCCACTATCCCACCTGCAAAAGCGTCAAGCAGATGAAGGAAAAGAACAAGGCAGAGTATACAGGGACACGGGAAGAACTGATTAATAGGGGATATTCCCCCTGTGGGAATTGCAAACCATAAGAAAAAGACCGGGGATTTCTCCCCGGCTTTCGTTTATTCATGATGGAAAAATTCGATCTTGTCTTTGATGTTACTGATCTGTTCTTCCACCACAGGCATTCGCCTTGCAAAGTTATTATGTTCTCTGACTTCCCTTGTCAGTTCTTCAATCTTGGTATCAGTGACCGCTTGATGAATCTCCAGCTTGCGTTCGATTTTTCGGTTGCCCGAAATTGTGGTAATTACAACGCCAGCCAAAGCCAGAATGCCAGTGATAAAAGATGCAATGATCGTTTCCATAAGTTTCAACCCCTTTTGTTATACTCCTATGACATAGCGCAGGACGAATCCTGCATTGTTGTATGTAATTCCGTTTGCTGTGCCTGAAGCTTCGTTGTTTGCATTGCCGCCGATTTTCGTATCATGTAAATACAGGTATTTACCTGCAATGACAGAAAACTTGCCATCCGTTGACATCATGAAATGGTGTCCCTGACTTTCATGGGCAGCAATATGTGCCTTGTGGACGAAAAAACTGTTCCAATGGTAGTCTTGTGCTGTGCTGGAAGAATAACGGCTGAACACCAACACAATGCCAGACTGTTGCATACTGACAGGTTCGGCAAGGTTGATTGTTTGGGAAGCGTTCATGAAGAATGCGCCACTCCAAAGTATTGTTCCTGCTCCCGTGTATACCTTATGCCATGCACCCCACGTTCCCTGATAGATACACCGCTCATAAATGCAACCATCATCACGGGAACTCTTGTGCAATATCTGCACACGCTGGTTTGTGTTGCCCTCCATCATCACAAGCAAACTGCCAGTCTGTGTTCCTGTCCACGGTTTGTTGATTAGGCTTCCTGATACTGTGGTATTCGGTATAGCATAATAACCAGCATCCATAACATCATTCAAATCTTGACCCTCTGCAAGATACTTGACAGAACCGGGTGTTTCTGCATGGCTGAAGACAGTGGGCAAAGCAAATTCTATGCCTTCTGTCAACTCTGACACCTTGCCAAAGGCCAGCGCTCTCCCTGACTTGTTGAAGTCCAGCAGCGTGAAGGCTGTGGGGATCTCAAATGTGCTTCTGACTGTGGTGAAGGAATCTGTTACAGAAAGCCTGATGTCAAAGCTGTTGTCCACGCCAAACACGCCAGATGCGCTGATGATGCTGTCATTGAATGCATAAACACTGCCGCTTGTCAAGGCTGTCCATGTCGTGGCTGTTTGCAGCTTATAATCGATGGTATAGGACGATGCATTTTTGTTGTTGACGGGGGAAATGCTGAAGTTGATTGCTGCCTTTATATAGGTGCCTTCGTAGTTTTCAGTTCCGTCAGCCAAGCATCTGAAGCCCTGGAAGCTGATGATCTTTGGCGCAGAATAGGCAACCACTGCCCATGTTTTGTTGGTGGTTGCTGTGCGTCCACGGCTGTCTGTCACAGTGATTTTCGCTGTTGCAGTGCCGCTTTTCGTGATGGTAGATGTTGTGGGTGTTGCGCCTGAATAGGATTTGCCTTCAAACTCTGTCTTGTATGTTTTGATGGTCGATCCCAAAGCGCCGGATGCCGTTATGGTTAACTTGGGCTTTGACTTGCCCTGTACCATGTTGCCAAAGGTTGTCTGGTGTGTGGTGGTGTCGTTCACAGCCACGCTTCCAATGGTAGGCACCACAGATGCAGGAACAGTCAATGTGAAGGTCTTTGACACAGCAGAGCCAATCTTGGTGCTGCCTGAATAGGTTGTGACAGTCACCTTTGCTGTGCCGCTGGTGGCGTTGGGAATGGCATTCAGCCAGCTTGTAGGAATGGCATAGCTGGTGGATGTGCCAACGCCTGTGTTGGTCTTAGAATAGCTTCCAAAGCTGAATACAACAGTATGCGTGAAGCTGCTTGCCGCTCTGGTGATATTGACCGTGCAAGCATTCGTGCCGTTTACACTGACCGAAGAAGTCACCCCACTGATGGTGGATGCTCTTGCAATGGTGTTGAAGGTGCCATTGCCGGACGCAGTAACATTGCCGTAATACGTGCCAGACAGCGTGACATTGATGCCACAGGTCGCAGAGAAAGAACAGGTCTTTGTGCCGTTCGCATTGTGCGCAACCGTGACAGTCTTTGTGTACAGTGTCTTTGTCTGATTGCCAGACAGCGAAGCAGTGAAGTTGAAGGTGTATTTTGTGCCGTTGATCGTCAGGCTTCCTGACTTGCTTGCGCTGGAATTGATGGTATAGCTGCTGCCAGTGGACACAAGCTGAACCTTGGCTGTCACGCTGGAAGTGTTGTTTGCCACAGACTGTGAACCAACAGACCATGCAATCTGAAGGCGGTATCCTGTTCTGATTGCTTCTTGTATGGTGCCTGATGCTGCCATGCTTCTTCCCTCCAATCTTTAGAGGTCAGAAGGCCTATCATCCTTAAATCTGCTTAAAAGACAGGTTGCCGTTCGCTCTGGGCATGAATGCGAAGTTGCCAAGCTGCAAGCTGTGAAGGATCTGTGTATCAGTCACATACAGCTTGCGATTGCTGAAGTAGGCCACTTCTGCACCGTCTTGCAGGAAGCTGATCCTGTCATTGGCAATCTCCAATTCCAGTTCATTTCCCACTTCGCCCAGCAGAATCTTGCCATCCACAAAACGTATGTATTTGCGGATTTCCTCAAACTCTGCTTCTGTGCCGTTTGCAACAGCTTCAATGTCCTGGCTGAACTGGTTGAACTGGATTTCAAAGCTGTCCTTCGTCTGCTCTATGGTGGTGCTGACAGACGAAATCAGCGCATCCGTGTCATCCTTCAGATAGTAGTTTTCAGCCACAGAAGATTGGATGTTTTCTGCCGCCACATTGATAGATGCTTGCAGGTTTTGTTCCACATTGTAGATGGCTTCAGATTGCGTTTTAACGGCCTGTTCTACCACCTGAAGGATTTGTCCTTGGGAATCTGAAAGCCCCTTCACGGCTTCGGAAAAGGCAGGAACAGCCTTTCCCATTGCAAGCCTGTTTGCGCCGGGTTCGAGCAGCTTGATTGACAGCTTACTGACCAGGAAAAGCTGGTCAAGGCCATGTGGTGCGCTGTCCGTCTGGACATATGTGCCAAGGTGGAAGGATGTTATATCCTTGTCCACCGCTGCCAGATCAGCCGCCGTCAGTTCAATGGTTTCGGGCAACTTGACAGATTCCGCAAGATGTGCTTGCCCTTTGGTCTTCAGGTTTTCGGGTTCGGTCACATCATCGAAAATGACCGTTTTGACAATTGTGCCAAACTGTGCTATGGCATCTGCATCTTCAAGGAAGTCCACACCGCCATTGACCGCTTCAATGGTCAAGCGCTTGTCTGTGTCCTTGCCTTCTTCATCCTTTAGCTTTGCGCCAAGAGGGATGATCACAGTTGCAATGTCTGCGCCTTTTCTGATGCGCTTTATATCCAGCAGGTTCTTGCCGAAGGTGACCTTCTGCGGAGAAAGCAGCGTGAAATCCTTCAGGTAATCCAGATAATGCACACCGCCTTCATGGCGAATCCAAAGATAGCCGCCAAGAAGCCCCAGCAGCTTATCACTCATTTCTTTCCAAGTGTCCACATAATCAATGTTTGACCTGACAATGTAATCATTGGGATCTGTCACCGTCACATTGCCCAGCACAAACTGTTTTTCCGCATCCACCTGTGCATTGTGACTGTCAAGCAGCAGTTTCAGATAGTCCGTGATACTGCCCGTGAAGTCATACGGCCTTTGGATGCTATCCAGCAGGAAGGCCAGATCACTTTCACACTTGACAGCCTTTTTGTTGTAAATGTCCTGTTCTTCCTCCAGCACCCTGCCACGGAACAACAGGAAATCATCCTGATACACCGTGATAATAGACTTCAGCTTGTTAATCAGCCCATAGCGTGGATTGTTGGGATAGATGCCAAACTCAAAGCTGCCCATTTTGTTCAGTTCCAGTTCCAGCGATGGATTGATGATTGGGAATCCCTCCAGCTTACTGTGATAGATAAGCTGGTTATCACAATAGACCCTATACATTACAGGTCACCTTCCCACCATTTGAAGGTGATTGTGCCTGTGCCTGTCACGGTCACAGTGTTATCACCTTCTGTCAGTTCCAGTTCGGGCAGTGTAAAGGAACCGCTGCCCAGATCCCACACATTGGATGTCTGATACACGATGTTGATGCTGCTGTCTGTGGTAATGGTCACCTCCGGCACAGCACGTTTTCTGCCATTTGTCAAGGTGATGGCCTGTGTGCCGTTTATGGCCTTTGTGACCACCGTTTGCGCCAGCTTGTACTTGTACGGCTCACATTCACATTCCACTGTGATGTGTCCAATGTTCTTTTCATTGGTGAAGCTGGACACATGCATTCTGCCGTAATAGAAAAAGGAAGGATCATCGTCAAGGATGATCCTGTCCTTCTTCCCATGTATGGCGTTCTTCACAAGGGAGAACTGTGAAAGGAACTGGCTTTGTGGCTCTATTGACACAAACGTGAATTTGTGCATTGTATCTTCATATTTCGGTTCGCCAAAGAAATCAGTCAGGTCAAGGGAACTGTCAGCGCCGGGAATGTCGATCTTGTTTACCTTCACCGCTGGTGCGCCTATTTCCTTACTCACCAGTATCAGGCGAAGATCTCTGTATGAATGATAGTCACCAAACAATATTCCTTTCACAATAATGCCCCCTTATGGTCAGTCAGGGTAGGTCAAGAATCCCGCCCCCGATTGAGAGGGCGGGGCTTTTCGGTTATCAGGTCACTTCTGTGGCGCTCAGCGTGCCGGAATCGGATACGGTGATTCTGAAACGTTTCCCTCCCGGGGAAGCAAGAAGAACATATGCCGGCGTAATAGCATTAACTTCGCCAGACTCAGTAAGGCTATACATGCCGTTTTCATCAGGCTCCACCATAAATTTGAGCGTAGGGGTATCTTTTCTTATGTAGTAAGCCTTATTCGACCCCACGGTCAAGTTGAGCAATTCATGATACTCAACAAAAACACGTGCTGTTCCGTCTTCCAGTCTTTCCCATGCTTCATACAATGTATCATAGTCAGTACTTCTGCCCAAATCGATTATTTCCATAGCTCCGGGTTTTTCTCGCGTTACAATCGGCAAATATTCGTTTGGGATGATATTATAATTCGGTGTCAAATCATATACTGTAAAAGTATGTTCACCAGCCGAGTTTCCCGCTACAATCATAGTACCGCTTTGCGTTACGAGCAAAAAAGGCTCTCCGCTGTTAGGAGCAGAAGGACTTCCCGCAAGCGCAATATTTCCCAAATAGAGCATTCCATATCCGGCATTAACGCCTACGCAATCGTTGATTTTGCCATCCCATTCAACACGATATTTTTTATCCTGTTCCACAGTAAACTCAGAGGTAAGCTGTGTTGTATATATACCTCCCTGATCCTCAAGTGTAACAGTGGTTTCTGGCACCAGTCCCGTCAGCACGGGTTCACCCTCGCCCAGGTCTTTCCACGTAGAAGCGCCGCCACCAGAACCACCGCTGCACATCAGTGCCTTCATCATTTCATCATGCTCCTTGGTAGGAAGGCTGTCAGGATCGATGCCCTTTTCACGAAGCATTTCTTCAAGTTGGAGAGTAGAAAACTGCATGTTACATTCCACCTTTCATTGTGTTCTTATTTATTCAATGACAATGTACGGCATTGCCGCCTTGTCAAGATAAATAGTGTCTGTTGCATGGCGTACAACCAGCCAGATTTCGCCGCCAGCTTCATTGGCTGCAAACTTGGCTTTGTACGCACTGGAAATATCAATGCCTTGATACTCCCCACTGTAAGCGTCAAGCGTTACATTCTGCAAGGCTGTAGAAACACTCCATGTCGGGCCAGCACCGAAGGCAGAAGGCCAGCTTGAAGTGCTTTTCCAAGATGCGATGTCAATCGTGGATGCTACAGCATACGTGCCAGCTTTTGCACGCTTAACATAAAGCGTTGCTTTTGTCCAGTCTGTGCCAATGGCAGGAAGCTTGATCACACCGAAGTAACGGTAAGTGCTGCCCGAACTTTCAGCACCGATACGCACACCAGAGGATTCATCACGCTCTGTAACGGAATAATATGTTCCGTCATATTCCTTGCGCACGGTTTTGAAGGCCGTTGCCGTCACCTTGTTATCACCGCTGTAAAACTGACGGGCAACACCATTCACACCGATCCACCCAGCCTTAACTTTTCGGGCAACGTTATTCACGCCAACATAGATGTTAGTTACTTTTCGGGCAGTGCCACCTACACCAACCCAAATTCCTTTGCTCATAAGCAACGCCCCTTATTCATACTGTAAATAGATCGCTCCGCTTGCCAGTTCAGTTTCCCCGGCAGTATAAGCAGTGCTGCCATACTCAACAGAAGCCTGACGGTACCACGCACCCCATTCCAGATCATTACTCTGAACACGCCAGTAAATACGGGGAGCAGTAATTGTGTTGAAGATGATAAGCTGCATACAGCCACTTGTACTGCTGGTGGCAGTAACAATCAAGCGGAAACCAGACGATGTATAAGATGTGATATTGGAAAGCGAACCAGCAATGGATGCCGTTGCGCATCGATACACACCAGGCGTGGTGTAGTCGTTCATGTCAGCGCCCGAAGGAATCAGATGGGCATCATCGGTGATATATTCCAGATTCAGCGCATCAACATCGTCAGCCACAAGCTGCACAACATCGGTCTTGCCGTTTACAGACTGCACAGCGCCAACATCACTGGCTGTCAGTTGCACAGCGCCAGTCTGTCCGTTTACAGATTGCACAGTGCCATCTGCGCCGTCACCGTCAACGCCCTTGGGAAGGCCAAGATTCAGCACAGGGTTTTCTGCCGTGCCAGTGATCGTAGCCGTTGCCTGACTTCCTGCGCTCAAGGTTGTCACCGTGCCAATGGTCAGGTTAGGCGTTGCACCAACCGGGCCTTGGGCATTGTTCGCCTTGTCAGCAGCTTCCAGCGCTTGCTGTGTTGCGTCTTCCGCATTGGCAACGGCTTCTTCAATGATCGCAACATGCGCAAGCAGGTCTTCCAGCGAAGGAATCACATGTTCATCATCCACAATGGAATCAGAAACGGTTCTGCGCATGTAGCCATCTGCACAGAAAATGGTGGTCTTCACATCGCCCACCACAGCACGGATCACAAGCTGGAAGCGTCCGGGGATGTTGTAGCAGTTTTCCTGAAGCAGAAGCACCGCACGGCCTTCAGCATCCACGCTGCCTTCCATTGTGATTGTGGCTTCATCAGGTCGGATGAAGTAGCCGTACACATTAGCGCCATCCAGGCTTTCAGCCACGCCGTCATGGTTGACAGCCACAATGAATCTGTGGGAATCATCATCACCCGTGAACAGCAAAGGCTTCAGCAGTGTGAGCGCAACGCCTTTATCAAGGTCTGTGTTAAAAATCAAGTCAGTCTGTACTGCCATTCTTCGTTGCTCCCTTCAGCGTGATTTGCACACGGCCTTCATCATCGATCATCTGCACGCCAATCAGCGTGTTTACCTGGTCAAGAATGCGTGTGCCTTTGGTTTCATCCGTCACCGTCAGCGATTCCAAACCATAGAAATCAGCAGCGATTTCGGGAAGCGGTCTTTCGTCATGCATTTCAATGATGACCTGATCTGAAATCCGTGTGCGCTCTGCAAAATACACTTCAAACGTTTTGTCCGTGTTTGTTGTCAGTTGCATTGTTTACCTCCTGCAAGATTTCTTCCAGCGTTTGAATACAGGCAAGCAAGGCATTCAGGTTGTTCTTGCCATGCACTTCAATGCTGTTGAGTACATTGATAACAGCAGAAAGCTTATCCATCATCTTTCAACTCCTTTAGTTCGGTGCGCCAAGCAGCGTATAGCGTGTGCCGTCAATCGTCACGTTATGGAAAGCAAGCGAATTGATGTATGTGCCGCCAATCGTGATAGCAGACACATTCAGATAGCTGATTGCCGCAGAGCCAGTCAGAAGCCTGTCAATGCTGGCGATTTCCGCACTGAATTCAGATGCAGTCACATAGCCGGAAAGGTTGATCTTGCTTGCGCTGATTGTGATGCTTTCGGCTGTCTGGTTAATAGCACTGATTATGCCATCCTTGCTGACCTTCAATTCAATTTCTGCATTGGCACCGTCAATGTTGATTTCAGCGGATGTCACACGCTGGTTCAGTTCATCAATTCGGCTGGCAGACAAAGAAATAGAAGCATTCAATGCATCAATGTCCACTTCCACCGTGGACAAGCGCTGTAATGCTTCATCGGTATGCTCAATATAGATGTTGACTGCGTGCTGGGTTTGCTTGATGTGGTTTAAGTTTCCATCGCTCCTGCGCTTGTTTGCCGCCACGTTATCCGTCAGCGTTTCAGGCTTCTCACCAAAGGTGTATCTGGAATTTTCGGGATTGAACAGGTCGATTTCGACCATAGAGCAAAGCACTTCTCTGTCAATGCCATGCGGAGAAGACACAATGTGTACTGTATCGCCCAGACGAATCCTTTCTGCTTCAACATCGATCAGATGCAGGTCAATCGCCTTGATGGTGATGGTGTTGAATGCTTCGGCATTCAGCAGCTTTTCCTGTGCCAGTTCCAGCAGCTTCACAGGATCATCCACTTCATCCCAGCGATAATGTTTCACAATCCTGCCGTATCGCTCAATGCCTTCCTTGCTTTCGATGTAGTCAAGATCATCATTGACAGATTCGATTGTAAGCAGCTCTTTGCCGTCTTTTGAACCTGTCGGCACCAGCACGGTGAAAATGTCCTGCGCATCAATGTAGTCTTCAATATCCAGCAGGTTCACGCCGAATTCGATCTTCTGCGCACAGGTTTCATCGTATTCGTCTATATAGTCAAGGTATCTCACGCCATCTTCATAGCGAACACGCAGATAGCCGCCGTAGGCTTCCAGCAGCATCACACGCATTTCATCGAAGGTATCCTTGTAGTCGATGCTTTCTGCGTCAAAGCTGTCTTCATCATCAACAGCAGTGATCATGCCAGAAGTAAACTGCTTGTCTTTTCCCACCTGCTCATTGTGGTTGGTAATCAGCATCTTGAAATAATCTTTGGCAGTACCATCAAACTCATACGGGCGCTGCAAGCTGTCATAAAGGAAGGACAGTTCACCTTCACAGGAAACAAGCTTTTGATTGTACAGATCAGTTGTTTCCTCTACGATTCGCCCCTTGAAGATTTCTTCTCCGTCCTGCTCCACCGTGATAATGCTTTTCAGCTTGTGAACAGCATTGCGCATGGCATGTTCAGGCGGGAAGGTGAATGTCAGCTTGTCGGGCTTGTTAAATTCATACCTCAAAGCTGGGGCAATGACCTGATATTCTGCATCAGGCACAGATGTGGAATAAATCAACTGACCATCTGCTTTGATTTCATACAATTACAGCACCTTCTTTCCCTTAATGAAGCGTGCTGTCTTGTAGGGATTGACAGTGGCCTTGATCGTAATTTCAGCAAATGCCTTTCCCGGCTTCCAATCGCTGATTTCTGCACGGCCTGTGTAATAGTATTCATTGTCAACATCCAGGATGATTTCAACCTTTTTGCCGTGCAGATGATTCAGAATTTCAGTGTACAGCCCTTCCCATCTGTCACGGCTGCATGTCATCAGCAGAGGATATGTGATTTCTCGCTGTTCATAATTGACCTTACCTGCCAGTATTTCTGTCAGATCAATCACACGATCCGTGCCGGGGATCTCAATAACCTTTGATTTGACCTTGGGAGGGCTGACAGCAGGAAACGCCGCTGGCAAAAGCCCCCAGTCCCAATACGTGTGCTTACCATTAATTGTTGCTCCGTGCATTTATATCACCTCCCCGACAGTCTGCCCATGCCGACATTGATGGCAGGTATGATCTGTCCGACCAGCGCACCAGTATTCAGATATACATTACCTGTGCTTACCTGAATGCTACCAATTGCCGCCGACACTTCTGCCGCAACAGCAGAAGCAATTGTTTCTGCCATAGCATTTCCATCAATAGTTGCTGCTGCTGCTGTTAAACCTTCAACTGCCGTTTGTAGCTCAGAAGTATTTCCTTGCCTTCCGTTCGGGTCTTCCCATTGGAATGTGGTGCCGTTTTGTGCAGCTCCTTCTTCAAACCCTTTAACCACATCACCACGTTTGATCAAAAAGGTGGGATCGCCCGTTTCAAGGTAACGCAGAAGCGCTTGCTGGGTTGTTAAATCCTTTGTTGAAACGGGTTTTTCTTCCTTCTCAGGCTGCATGATGGCATCACGCAATGCGCCAATATCACCAGTGGAGAAGAAATCTCCAATTGCTTCATCTATAGCCAAAGCACGATTCGCTTGATCGCTTTCCTTCATGCCTTCAACGATCTTATCTTCTGTGTATCCAGCAGCAGCGAACAGGCCAAGACCAACACCGTAATGACCAGTTAGCAGTGCCGCTGTACCACCGATAATTTCAATCCACCACAGATCTTCGGCATCTATTTCAATCAGTTTTTGAACTGCTGTTGTCAGCAGCGTAAAGCCGTCCGTTGCCAGCGTGCCAACCGATTCTGCAAACTCGTCAATGCTGGTTTTGTTGGCTTCGATCCATTCATTGAATTCAACAAGACTTTGCGTCAGACCAGGAATAATGGTTTCTTTCGTTTCATCAAAAAAAGGCTCAAACAGGGAGCCTGTGGTCATTGCAAAGTCATCAGACAGTCGTGCCATCAAACCAAGGTATGTGGTAGACTGGTTTTCCATTGCTTCAAAGAACAAACCACCTTCAGATGTGGCATTTTTCAAAACTTCATTAACAACATCAGAAGTAATTTGTCCTTCAGCAGACATTTCACGTACTTCACCAACTGTAGCACCGATATGTTCTGCAAGGAGTGACCACAACGGCACGCCAGCCTGAACAAACTGGTTGGCATCCTGCGCCATCAGTTTGCCAGCGCCCATCATCTGTCCATATGCCAGCACAATGTGGTTCAGTCGTTCCTGGTCACCAATCGCCACATCGCCAAGCATATTCAATGTTTCAATGACATCTTCAGCCGCTACATTATAGCCCAGAAGTGTTTGGGCATTGGCAGCAAGGCCTGTCATTTCCATAGGAGTTACCGCCGCCATCTCACGAATTTCTTCCACAAACGCTTCTGCGGCTTCTGTATTGCCGCCCATCATTGTGGCAAAACTGGTCGTGTATTTCTCCATGTCGGCATTGAAATCCAAGCCTGTCTGCGCTACTGTTTTTCCTGCTTGATACATTACACTGGTAAGCTTCGTCCACATGTTACCAAGCCAAACAGTAGCAGACCCGAACTTGCTGCCAGATCCCAGTGTGTTGCCAGTATTGTTAGCGCCCGTGCCGACACCACCCAGTGTTTCGGAAAGCCCCTGTGCTTTTTCTGTTATATTGTCAATTTGTTCTTCAGAGTCCCCGGCATCGATAGCGATGCGACCCATAAGCTTAAAGAGATCCAATGGCTTCACCTTCTTTGCTGTGTATTTGCATACTTGACTTTAAGAGGAAGGCTGATTGCCTTCCCCTTTTATCGCACATTCCCTCGCTTAGAGTGTTCCCACCTGTTTGCAAGTCCCATATCAACCGCAGGAATCATTTCACCTACCAATGCACCAGAATCCAGCTTAACCATAGTGGGCATTGTTCTGCGAAGGAAGTCTATCAGGATTTCGTTCTGCTCAATGAGAGTGCGGATAATGCCTTCATTTTCGCTTCTGACAGCCGTTGCAACATACCCAAGCAATTTATCAAGTGGCGCAACCGCTTCGGCTCCAGCTTCACCTACGCCCTGCAAACCAGCATTTGTGCTGAAGATGGTGGGCTTATCAAAAATAGCGCCTTCTGCATTCCACTTGACATTGAAGGAAGGCAGTTTACCCTTCCCGGCGATGCCGAACGGTGCCTTGCCGCCGCTCACAGAAATCTTCGGGATCTTCAGATTGCTGAATATCTTGCCGATGCTCAGCGGGAAGAATCCCTTGATTTTCTTGATCGCCTTGCTGACAGAATCCTTTGCACCTTCGATCTTGTCTGTAATTGTGTCTTTGATTTTGCCAAAGGTGTTCTGAACGGTTTTTAGCAAGCCCTTGAAATCATTGAACTTGCTTTTGATTGCTTTGACAGCAGAACTGCTGACAGACTTGATCTTATCCCACATTTTGATCCAGAAATCACGGAACCCCTTATTGTTGTTCCACAGATAAACGAATCCTGCGACAAGTCCGGCAAGCAAGCTGATGACAAGACCAATCGGATTGGCACGAAGCGCCGCATTGAACAGTAGGATGGCGGCTCTTACGCCCTTAATAGCCTTTGTGGCAGCAGACATGATGGCACTCCATTTCAGAACCAGCAGGAAAGAACCAACGCTGACTGTGGTTGCAATGATAGCGGCCTTCCATGCATCAACCGTGTTTTTGTTGTCCTTCATCCACTTCTTTGCGTCCTTGACCTTCTGGATCAGAGATTCAAGCTTTGGCACCGCAGCGCTAACCATTCCAGCCACAGCGTTTTTTATGGCTGTCATGATCGGCTCACCCACACGCCCAAGTTCCGCAAAGGCATCTGTCAGCCGTTCCTGTGCTTTTCTGGCTTCCATTACATCCTTGTTTGTGGCCTGGTACTGTGTAGCTGCTTCGCCGTAGGTATCCTTCAGCGTTTTCATGATCAGGTCTTGCCGTTCTTCCTCATTGGAACACTTGGCAAGCTGGTCATTGAAATCTTCAACAGTAATGCCGCTCCATTCCAATGCATCTGCCAGACTGCCCTGCACCTCGCCAAGGGAACTGGTGTGCAGTATTCCTTCCATTAACCCTTCCAGGGGAAGGCTTTGACCGAAACGGGCGAACACGCCTGTGCCAATATCGGTAAGTGTGTTCATTTCCTTTTCGTTGTCGGCAATCATCGCAATGTGCTGGGCAGCTTCCACAGCCTGTTCTGTATCGCCAAGCACCGCATTCAGTTCAGAATATGTGTTCTTTGCTTCAGTGGAGGAATGCCCGGATGCAAGAAAGGCGCTGTCAAGCAGTCCCATCTGCGCACGGTATTCCCTTGTGCCTTCAATAGCAGCAACCCACGCACCGCCAAGCGCAACACCTGCTGATACAACTGCTTTGCCAAGCGTTGCAGCCGCCGTGCCTATCTTCCCGAATACGCCCTGCATATTCTGGCCTGTGTTGTTAGCTTCTTGGCGTGTTTCGTCCAGCGCCCTGATGGCTTGGTCGTTATCTATCGCAATAGTTCCCAAGAGAGAAAATACATTCACATCTTTTCACCCTTTCTATCGGGCGAAAAGTCCTATCATCCCTTTGACGGTCTGAAGCTGTTCAGTATGTCCTTGGAAGCACACACAGTAGAAGTGATGTCTTCTTTGGTCGGTGCTGCTTTGTTTTGCTTCGGATTCAAAGCCATTCTGAAATCTTCATACGATTTATCAAAGACCCTGTGAAGCCACAGTTCCCAGATGGTTTTGTCTTCCTGTTCTTCGTTGTACATGTTGATGAATTCGTTTATGAATTCTGTAAACCGCCCCATGCTGATCATACCGTCAAGCAATGGAAATGGGTTGGAGTATCTTTGATAAAGCAGATCAAAGAAGCGAATGTCATTTACTTGAACAATGCGATAACATCCGTAAAAAAATCCTTGAATTCCTGCTTCCTAACAACATCACTTACCATCTTGACAAACGTGTTCATAGGAAGATCAGCGATTTCTTCAACCTTCATACCAGATAGCGAAGCCAGAAACGCATACAGGTCATTCTGACAATCGGGAAGGTGGGACACAATCAGGCTGGCAAGTTCAAGCGCCACGGACATGCCCACAGCAGCCATATCGGAATTTTCACCATCTTCCTGCATCTTGGTGATGGCCTGTTTGACCTCCACAGCATTGAAGCAATTCTTCACTTCCTTCACGCCGATCTTATTGATGATGCGCAGTACATAGAAAATATCGTCAGCCTTCAGGTTACGAAGCGTGTATTCCATCGTTTTACATCTCCCTTATCAAATAGGGCAGGAGCCGCAGCCCCTGCCCAGATTCGTTATATCGTCAAGTGGTCGTTACAGTCGGATAATAGATGTGCCAAGGCAGGGTGTCCGCTTCGGGGGACAGGTCAGCGAAGCACTCAAACGTGAACTTCGGCACAGCAGCTTCCTTGTTCTTGCCTTCCAGTTCCAGACCAGAGGTGCAAAGAGCATTGTCAAAGATAATGATGATCGGCTTGCCTTCAACAGTCTTGCCGACATAGCCCAGATTTTCAATGTAGTCACCTTCATTGATCACCGCACGGGAAGTCATTTCGCTGTAACCAGTAGCCGTATCAGAAGCCTTCTCATCGCCGATCAGCGCCATGTTCAGGATTTCGGGCTTCAGTTCAATCGGGTTGATCTCCAGCGTGGCAGTTTCGCCAGCCTTTACAGTCAGACCCTTGACCTTTACCAGCGCACCGTCAACAGGCACATCATAGAACTCAGGGACAATGGAAAGCTTGGAACCGCCAGAAGTGGCGCACAGAAGGGATTCTTCAAAGTTCCATGCATCCGAATCGAAGGTCAGACCCTTGTGGATCGTACCTGCGCCAAGCATAATGGTCTTCGGGGTGTTGGCTGTAATACCCGAAGACTTAAATTCGCTACCAATAGCCATATTATTTCACCATCCATTCTTGTATTGTCAGATTGATTTTCATGCTTTTCATTTGTGCATCCCCTGTGGGAACAACAGTTGCGGAATCATAAAAAATAGCAATCCCAGTGCCGTCACTCAGGATTGCTGTTTTAGGTACGTTCTTGATGATCCGCTCTTTTGCCCGTTCAAGGGAAAGCCAATCGCTTTGCGTGTATAAGCGAAGGATGAAGTTGGTTTCCTGCCTTCCGTCTTCTTCTCTTGTTACCATGATTGCTTCAGCGTAATCACCGACAGCAAACACGCCTTCAGGCAGATCATCCTTCCACTCATGGAAGGCATATGGAATCCCAGCGTTTTCTGTGATCAGGCCTTCTACGTATTGAAGTCCAGAAATGGTCAATCACCCAACCTCCTTCCCAAACGTTGTTCAAGGTTTGCAATGGCTTTGGGGCGAACGATTGTAAAGGCTTTTTCCAATGCATAGCTGGGTTTTCTACCATTGGTAGCATGAACAGTGGGATCAGCCGCTTCCATCGCTTTTGCTTCGGCTTCTGTTAGTTCAGCACCGCCGTTGCCCTTGTAGCCGTCCTTGTAAACCCACCAGCCTTGTCTGCCTTTTTTGCCGCCGTTTTTATTCGTATCAGCATGAGAGCCAGTGCCATACTCTTCCCAGAAAGCAGATTCAAGAGGACTGCCAACGGACGCTTCGCCTTTGCTTTCATCCACCTTGCTTGCATACGATCCTCTAAGCTGCACACCTGTTGCATCATCCATCGTCACATTACGCTTGGCCTGTGAAGCAATTTCGTTGCCCCACGTATGAAGCCATGCGATAGTTTCATCATTGATTGCAGCCTTCACTTGAAAGCTGAAGTCCTGAAATTCCACATTGTTTGCCATGTTACTGACCCCCAGTGTATTTCAGATAGATTTCCAGATGCGCATTCAGTTCCATCGGGTTATCAATGATCTTGACATCATAGGTCTTGCCATTGATAAGCATTCTGGAGTTTTCTGCGTCAATGTCAGCAGCCAGTTGGGCATAATCGCAGATGAAAAGATGCGTGGATTCCTGCAATTTGGTGTTGTATGTCGTGCGTGGGGTATCGCCGGACATGTAGTCCAGGAAGCCCGTCAGCGTGTGACGGGTTTCCCAAGACTGAACATGTTCACCGATCTCATTCTTTGTGGCAGAACGTGTCTGCAATTGTGCTGTAAGATTTCCACCAATCACTGTCAAAACCTCGCTTTCATGTAGGGATTCAGAAAGCCAAGGATCTGCTTGGGGTAGCCCAGTTCAAAGGCAGTGCCGTCAGATGTGTCAAAGTATGTGACAGAGTGGCGGGAAATCGTTTCAGATGCAATGTTGGCCTTGCCAGCATTATCCCTTTCCCACTTGAGCATGTTTACAATGCCCAGCTTGACATCAGGAGGATATACGATCTTGGTTACAAGCACGTAATCCTCATCATACAGTTCAGCATCAAGGGCAATGGTGTCAGCGCCTTTTTCCTTCACAACATACAAGCCGTCATTCAGCGCAGATTCAGAGATCTGCACGGTATCTTCAGCCTTCAGGAAGGTGCTGTTGTAAAACAGCTTGCCGCCAATCACAGGACAGGAAAAGCGGAAAGCACGCTTCTGAAAGTTGTTGTTTGTGTATGCCCGAATAGCGGATTCAAGCGCTTGAAGCTTTACCTCAAGCGCCTGATCCGTTTCGGTGTCGTTGGGATTAAGTTGGCGGTATTCCGCAACAGACATAATCACCAGCGATCACCCCCCTTACTTCTTGAACTTGGCAAGAACGACCTTCGCAGCGTTGGTCAGCGCAACACCGTAATACTTCGCAGTGGTGATCTCATGGGTCTGGGTACGGGGATGCCATTCAGCATCAGTCTGCGTATCCTTCTTCAGGAAGATGGTCACGGCAGGAAGTTCATCTTCAGTCAGATCGGTTTCGGGAGATTCCGCTTCCAGCTTGATGACAGGGCAGGTGTAGATGCCGCCGTCATCGGCCTTGATGCGCTTGGAAGGAATGACATGCACACCAGCGATCATGCCGATTTCACCAGTCATCATGACCTTGTTGTCATACTTGTCAGCAGAAATGAAATCGCCATCCTTGCGCAGGGTGGTCACCTGTTCGGGAGCAATGAACATGACCTTATCAGTCATTTCTTCCTCATCGAACACGCCAACCGCATCCACAATGCCAGCATAGGTGATCTTGGCAGTGCCATCACCGCTGGTCAGAGTAGCGCCCAGCACGGCATCCAGTACATCGGTTTCCACCTTGCCAGCAATCGCCTTGGCAAGCTGTCGTTCAGCCTGACCCACAGGATTGCCAAGACCAGAGTTGATAGCTTCCTGCGTAATGCCCACAGCCTTCATCGCCTTCTTGATGGAGAAAGTAGTGGTAGCCGCAGTCAGCGCAGACAGATCAACTTCAACGCCTTCAGCCACATCAACGGCATCACCGATGTAGTTCCAGGAAGGCACGGTCTTGGTATCGCCGGGTACACCCTGAAGGGTAGTATCAAGCTTCGCATAGGGAGTAATCTTCAGCAGGGCTTCGATCTTCGCATCGATCATAGCGCCCATTACTTCGGGGTTAATCATGTTGCTCATCATAGTCATAGCCATAAATCATTCATCCTTTCATTGCTTCCCGAAATGCTTCGGGGTTTTTGTTGAAAATCTCAATTCGTTCATTGTAGGGCTTTTTCAGAAGGTCACTGCGTGTATAAGTGGTTCTGTTATCGCCCTGTTCCAGCTTGTGTTCCTCAACCTTACGGGTGCTGGATGCTTCAAACTGGTTCGGGAACTGCGTCTTCAGACCAGCCAGCTTGTCATCCCAGCCTTTGATCTTGTCGTTTTCATCAAGCGCAAGTTCGCCCTTTTCCTTCAGCTTGAAGGTAAGATAGTCCACATCCAAAGCCTTATTGGCAAGCAGCTCCACCTTGATAGCCGCATCAAGCTTGGTCTGTGCCAGTTCTTGCTGAAGCTGGGCAACCTGACCTTCGTAATCGGTGATCTTCTGCTGCAAGCCTTCCTGGCCTTTGGTGGACTTCTTCAGTTCTTCAATCAGGGTAGTGGCTTCCCCAAGCTGCTTGGTTACGCCGTCATGCTGGGTTTTCAGCTTCCCATAGCGGATATCCATATTTTCTTCAGAAGCCGTAAAAATTTTGTTGGTCTTCATGCTTTCAAGGAAGGCGTTGGCCTGTTCGTCTGTCGCATTGAAAGCCTGTTTGAGCAGTTCAATAATGGTCATAGTTTCAATTCCTTTCTATGCTTTTTACGTGGTTGCATCACGCTTGGAATAGATGTTTTCCATCGTCCCCGATGTGTTGTATATATGAAAGGCACCGTGTTTCCACAGTGCCTTGTCAGCCATTCCATCTGGCTTTGCTTTTTCTCACATCCACATGGGTGAATGTGCTGTATACGCCAATGCCACCAGACGAAGGCATCAGCGATTCCGCATATGCTGCAACTGTTTTCGGTGCTATGCCGCTTACCTTAATATCAGCAGCCAGTCCATACAGGTGTTGGCTTTGTGCTTCGCCGCCAACAGCCTTATTGTGTGTCGCAGTTCTGTATGCGCTTGTGATGGTCACGGGCTTTCCAAAGTGTGTGCGTATTTTCTGAAGCACCTTGACCAATTCGGGGGAAATGAAGATCGGATCAGATCCATCCCTGCAAGCAAACTCTTTCACCTTGAAATTCGTAGACAGCTTCTTTGTGCCATCCTTTTTCTTGCTGTATACTTTCACACTTGCACCGTTCATCTGTTCCCATCTCGCTTTCGGGGGTATTTTTAATTATTCTTCAATGTCCTCTTCCAGTTCCAGCACAGCGCCGGAAGCATTGGCCTGATCAACAAGGCCTTCAGCGATGACATAGGCCAGCGCACCAGCGCCGGACATGATCAGCGCCACAACCTTTTCAATGGTTTCTTCAGCCACGCCAAAGACAACCAGCAGCAGCATACCGACAAACTCGGCAATAGCCACCCACAGTTTTCTGGAAGTCAGCTTCGCTTTCCAGTTAATCATTGTGTTCGCCCCTTTCTGAAATCAAAAAAGACAGCCACAATAGCTGTCTTGTGTCAAGTATTCTGTTTTCGGCTTATACAGGCAAGGGAACCACCCCTTTCAAGGCATGAAAAAAGCACCTTGCATGTGCAGGGTGCTTTATGTATATTGAGTGATTACAATGTCTTTAGCCAAGCTTCCAAGCGGTCTGCCGTTAACCATGAAGCCTTCAACCAAGTCTTCAGCGCTTTCGTAATACTGAAGTTCACCATCGTTGGGGAATTGTTCACCAATGGCGATACCATCATCAGTCCAAGTGAGGATTGTGAAATGCTTTTTTGCAACATCAAACATGATGTCACTGCCATTCTCGATCTGTTCAATCAATTCACTTTTCGTCATGATAGTTCACTCCCTTCCTGATGATGTCAGAATTCTTTTTCAGTTCTTCTTCAGTAAGCTTCAACGGCTGGCTTCTTGATTTCTTCTTTGTATGGTCGTATTCATGCTTGTGTGCATACGTTGGATGAAGGTGGGGCAATCCGTGATCAGATGTATCATAGTCGGTCTTTGCCAAGCCTTCTGCACCGTAAATGCGCCTTTGCAATGTTTTGCCGTCATCATCGGTTTTATCAACCGTTGAATTCGGAATTCCCTTGATGGGCAGACCATTTTTTAGGGTAGAATTCCGCAACTTTATTATACCATTTTCACCTTGATTTTTCAAGGTTTCTGCGCCTTTAAGGTACTTTTTCTTGAAGTCTGCAAAGGATTCAGATTTGTCAAGCCCGAAGTATTCTGCCCTATCCTTTAGGGTTTTCAATTCATCTTCATCCAGCGCAGCCCTTGCACGGTTAAGCAACGTGCAACGGCAGTTGCAATCCTCTGCCGCATCGCCAAAGTCACCGGGGAAGCGTGCCTTCTTTGTGCCTATCTCAAAGTATTCACCATCTTCACGGATCTGACCATCCAGCATCCTGTGTGTAGGCCTTGTGGCACCATCAAGGATAGCGCACCACTGACGCACAATGTCAGCGCCCTTCTGTTTGGCTTGTGTATACGCATCATATGTGGATGCTTCCTGTATACGGTGGCCTTCAGTCCTTGCAATGGTCTTTGCACGGCTCATGGGTGCCCTTGCAGCATTGTGTATCTGCTCTGCAATATCCGTGAAGGTAAGGCCAGATGCAATGCCACGGGTGATAGAACTACTGATTGTCTTCTTCAGCTTGGCAACATCAATTCCAAGTTCCTCATACAGTTCTTCCTTCAGCATGGTATCTGTGGTAATGGCCTTGACTACTGCATTCTGGTCGATGGGCAAGATCAGTGGCATGTTCTGCGCATGTAGGCTGTACACGGTGCCGACAAAGGCATCTGTATAGCATTTGTTCAAATACTGATCTATGGTGAAGAACTCATCGCTTTGCAGCTTATCCAGAATGCCTTGTACCTGCTTCTTCAGAGCCTTTTGAAACTCCATCTGATAGGCCTTAGATTGGCTGTCAGGCCTTGCCTGGAGCAGAATGATCTTTTCCTCAATCTGCTCCAAAGCGGCCTTGTACTGCGTTTCAAGTTCCTTTATGACGGCCTTTTCGGATTTTAGCCGATGCTGAAGCACTTCCTTTTCACGTTTAAGCAATCACATCATCACCTTCAACGCCATCCAGCACAGACTGTGCCTGATACACTGCATCTTCTTCAGGCTGTGGCAGCTTGTCCTTGATGTCATCATAGTCAATATCAAGGATCTCGCAGATGTTCTGCACCACCAGTTCATTGCCCAGCGTGGCAACAAGGCCAAGCATGGTGTTGATCTTGATCTGCTGTGTTTCGGCATCCGTCTTTTCGATGGTTGCATTGTCCTGCGCATTGGTGATCACTTCACGGTCAAAGCAGAAATACACATCCTTCATCTGGTAGTCAGTGCCGTCAAGCTCGTTGATCTCTGCAAGCACAATCTTCAGCAGCTTACGAAGGAACTGCTTCAAGCGGATTTCAAACTTGTTGCACTTCAGATCCAGCAGCGCATAACGGCTCTTGATAACAACATTGGTGATATTGCCATCGCCAATCTGCGCCGAATTGAAGCCCATGCCAAAGCGGTAGATGTTTTCTTCATCCAGTTCTAGCTTGGCCTTGCGTGCTTCATACGGCACATCAACGGTCTTAAAGTCAACGCCGCCGCCATTCTCACCGTTTACGCCAATGTGCTTCTTGGTCTTCACGTTCTGGATCAGTTCTTCAAGGTTATCACCCTGGAAGCCCTTGACCACCACCAGATATTCAGAAGCATCTTGCAGGTTATTGGACAGGCCGCAGGACATCAGGTCATAGTCATCAATGATATGCTTGATGGGCTTGAGATCGCTGAACTGCTTTTTGTTGTTATCCAGTCTGAAGAAGGGAATGAAGCCATAATCCTCATAGTACAATTCCCCGCCTTCCTTCTTGCGGTACAGCGTGTGCGGACGGGGATTGATTTCCTGCGAAGGATCGATTTCAATCTTGCCTTCTTCGGTGGAAACATAAAAATAAGTCTGGCTTTTATCCCAGACCTGAATCCTCTTGATCAGCTTTTGCCCCTTGTCAATGCGGTCTACATACCAATAGATGACATACTCACAGCCGTCATCCGTATCCCTGGCACGTACTTCCACCACGCCCAGCGAATCAGCGCACTGGAAGCATGTTCTGTTCTCTGCATTCTTGTAGGCGTACATGTAATCAAAGCCCTTTGCAGAAGAACCAGTCAAGCATTCATACAGTTCCGCAGTAAAATCCTCATTCTCATTGAAATACAGGTCAAGCTGCGTCTGTAGTTCAGGATCATCAGAACGGATGAATGCATCCTTGCCGGACAGGGAATACTGCACCTTCTGGTCAATCAGTTCCGTCAGGAAGGGATGCGAAATCTTGATATTACTGCGGGTCTTGTCTTCCACAAGATTGCCGTCTGCATCGTAATAGTACAGCCTGTAGTTTTTGATGTCATGATCACCTTCGTAATAGGCTTGTCCCATTCGTGCATTCTGTTTCTTTTCACTCGCTGCGTCCTCGCTTATCAGACGCAGGATTTCACTTTCTGCCAGCAATACGCCTTCACCACCTTTCTATTGTGTTATTGTGTTAGCGCTGTTCTACATACTTGGCATTCACATAGCCAGTAACGCCGTTGTAAAGAACGTTGTAGTAGCCGTTAATCGCTGTGGGAGACAGGCGCTTCATGGGTACGCCATGACTGATTTCTGCAAGGCTCTTGCTCTTGCTGGTGTCGCTCCACACATTCAGCGTCCAGATGTAGCTTTTCTTTTTGAACAGGTACACAGCGCTTTCACCAACGGTTTTAGTCACGTTGATATACTTGGCATTCACATAGCCGACATGCCCGTTATAGCTGGCACGGTAATAGCCATCCACCTTGGCACTGTCCAGAATATGAATGTCCACACCATGCTTGATGGTAACAAGGGCTTCGGTCTTCTGTGTGTCGTTCCACAGGCTCAATTTCCACACGTAGGACGCTTTCAGCCGTGCGATATACACAGCTTCACCCTTTTCCACAGGCGGCTCTACGGGCGAAATTTCGGCCTTATCAGCCCATGCTTCAATACCATCCGCAATGGCCTTGGCAATCTCTACGGGCTTCTCATGCACCCACTTAGCATCAGCCTTGTTGGTATTGGCATAGCCCAGTTCCAGATACACGCCAGCGCCGGGGCAAGTGTTGGTTTCAGTGGCGCTGTACTCTCTGGTGAATACCTTTTCGGGCAGGTCATACACCTTCTTCAGCGCATTGGCAATGTAATTGCACGCATCAATGCTGTCCAATGTGCGCTGACCATATCGAGCAGGAGGATACATCACCTGCACGGCACGGGCATTGGCGTTTTCACTGGCATTGGTATGAATGGCAAGGTGAATATCAGGCTTGTGTGCATTCAGTTCAGCCATCGCATCTTTGGTAGCCTGTGCCGCCTTGCTTTCAGGCCAGCGCTTGCGGTATTTCTTATCAGCCATGTACACAGTGTGTCCACGCTTTTCAAGCTCTGCCTGAAGCGCTTCACCAATCACCCAGCAGTGTTTCATTTCGCAACATCTATCAGGGCATTTGCTTGCGCACTTTTCCTGCGCATTCTGATACAGGTTACAAGCACCGTCATAGTCAGCGCAGCTTTTGCTATGCGGCGCAGGACGCAGGGAGATCTTCAGGTGCATTTCACCAGTCGTGAAAAACGAAAGGGGCTTTGTACCCATCAGCATGTTCAGATCCACATTGCCCTCTACACCAGCAAGTCTGCCCTTCTGCGTGTACTGCCACATGTCGCACGGGTACTTGGGCTTTTTACCAGGCTCCGTTGCGTTCGGCTCATAGCGGGGAATCCACACATAATCAAAGTCGCTGGTATCAAGGTTCCAGTCTTCGTATACGTGATAACCGATGTACGCCGCCACACGGATTTTCGGATCAAGTTCTTTCAGGCGCTTCACAAAGGCCTTGATCATCTTGCGTGCAAAGCCCTTTTCTTCTTTGTTTGCGTCCGTCACCGTCTGGTTTTCGCAGTCCAGCACATGGAACAGTGCGCCGCAGTCCTTTGTAACATTGTAGAAGTTTTCCGCCTCCAGCAATGCACGTTCCATAGAACCAGCATTCACAGCATGGTACACATGGAAGGGTACGCCATACTTCCTACAACCCTCTGCATTCGCAAGAAACTGCTTGTCCCTTGCTTTGCCAACAGATGCACGGATGATGGCAAAGTCCAGTTCTTTACTGGCCTTCTTCCAGTCAATCACACCCTGATAGAAACTCACATCAGCAATCTTCATGGTTACACCTCCTTAAAAGCCCCACCCCCGAAGTGCAGGGCTGTGTTTTGTGTGTTTAGCATCAGGAAATAGCTACCTCTTCAAACGTTTCATCAGCATTCCACTTCAAGCATTTCTGCGTAGTGCCATCTTCAAGGTCGAAATAAAAGATATAGACTGCATCAACATGGTTATGCATCAAGCCATTAACCCTGAACATGCGTTCACCGTTGCAATTCACATTGCTAATGTCCTGACCGTTCGTGTAAACCCACATATTGACAAGCGGATAGTTTCTCTCTTTTACTGCCTTGAACGCTTCGGCCTGTGACATGTTGGCGGTAATGTTTTTCAGCGCACCATTAACATCAATTTCACCCACTTCGACAGACAGAAGTTTAGGGAAAACAGAAGGAATGTATTCTTCTGGAATATGCTTGACGCTTTTTCCACCAATACCCCAAGAGGCATAATCAGCGTTGAAGTAAATGCCCGTGCTGGGAACATTAACTTCTCTGGTTCCGCTCATTTTAATCGTGGTGGAATAGCACACAATGAGAAAACCCCACATCTTATCGTGCCAAACAGTATCGTCGCTATAATGAGAGGAGCCGGACAAAGACGATTGCGGAGTACCGTCCATGTACAGATACAATGCGCCAATTTCGTCAGGTGTGGGAAGATCGTCACTGACCTTTACGAAAGTCGATCCATCCTTAAATGTATCGTGCCCATCCAGCACGCCATCCCAAGAATACATGATTTCCTTTTTGTCAAACGGCTTATCCGTCAGGTCATTCCAACTGGACACGCCGCCGCCACCGCCATTGCACACAAGGGCTTTCATCATTTCGTCATGCTCTCTGGTAGGCAACGTTTCGGGATCAATGCCTTTCTCGCGCAGCATTTCTTCAAGCTGCAATGTAGAAAACTGCATAGGTTATTCCACCTTTCTTAAATAGATTGTCAGCTTACCATCTGACTTCAAGGTTCTTTCTGGCTTTCGATTCCAGAATGATCTGCTGGGGCTTTGCGACCTCAGAAGGGAGCAACATCTTCTGCATCGCATAACCACCATAATTAAGCCAAGACACGCTGGAAACCACGGTATAGTGTTTCATCGTTACCATGTTGTTCTGTGCGTCTATGACTATTTTAGAAGGCTTAGAAACCGTTCCTTTGTGGGTGTGTCCCACAATCAGACAGTCAAGCCCTTCTACCACATTACCGAAGCGCTCATTCCTGTTGACAGTAGCGCCCGTATAGATGCCACCACCAGCGCCGTGTGTGACAAGGAATGTGTACACGCTCTTTGATCCACCATGCGGATATTCACCGCATGTGATCTTCATGAAAGCAGCGTTCTGGCGGTAGTAATCTTCAAGATCCAGCTTTACCATGATGTCATACATGGGATCATTATCTGCATCCTTGCCAGAACGCCGTTCATGGTTGCCGCTTACTGCGCACAGGATGGATTTCCGCAAGGGTGCAAGGTATTCCATCATGCGCTTCTTCTGTTCCCTTGGGCGCAGTGTTTCTTCAAAGATATTGGATACGCTGCTTCTGGTTGCATTGTTCAGCAGGTCACCGACAATAATAATCTTCTTGCGCTTGTCCTTCTGGATCATGTCACAGAAGCTATTCCATGCTGTTTCGCAATGCTCAATCGCACCCAAATGCACATCACCAATGGGATAGATGGTAATGCCATCATTGAATTTGTGTTGTATCAGAATGAAATCATTTAGCATAAGCACCTCAATACAGCCACTTGTTGCCAACAATGTGCTGTTCCAGCGCATAGCGCATAGCGTCCATCAAATGGTTAAAGTCATCAATCGGTACGTTCAGCTTGGTGCCAAACTTGTCCTTATCCCATGTATAGTTGCTGATCTCAGTAATGAAGCTCACGCATCTGGGATGGATGATAATTTCAAGTTCCTGTATCCACTGAATACCGTTCTGTATGCTGTCTTTGCCCTTTGCCGCAGGTCGTACACGCAGCCCAAGGCTTTTCAGTTCATCAATGGACTTAGGCTCTGCCGAATCAGCCGTAATCCGTTCCTTGCCATAGCCCATATCCTTGACCGTATCTGCAATCTTCTTGTTTGACATGCCCTTGCTATACATTTCGTCAAACACAAAAAGCTGCTTGTTTTGTTTATCAAGCAGCCCACAGAACAGTGTTGACGGGTCATTTGTATAGCCAAAGTCAAGACCAAACGCAGATACAATGCCAGGGTGATCCTTCTGGAATGCCGGGGAAGTGTGGTCAAAGGCTTCTTCTTTCCAGTTCTCATAGACAAGGCCATCCACAATACCCCAACCACCAAGGCCAGCCACAGCATAACGCCTTGGGTTGCGCTTCTTCATGTCCTCAAACACCCTGATGTCAGCAGCGTCCAGCCATTCATTGCACATGTAATTGGTGGTCATGGCAAGCGTGTCTTCATCTGGGTTGTCAAAGAAGCGTTTCTTCAGCCAGTGGTGTTCATTCCACGGGTTGAATGTAATTGTCCATTGTTTGAACAGGCCAGAGCCTTCAGGGATACCGCCACGGATGGATTCATCCAGCATGTTGAAGTCATCCTCATTCATGACCTCATATGCTTCCTCCAGCCACGCCCAGCACAGTACACCAATGTCAACCGTGATGGATGTGACCTTCAGCGGATCATCCAAGCCCCTGAAGTAAATCTTCTGTCCTGTTGGTAGGTATGTAGCTTCCAACGGGCTTTCCTTGAACTCCCACCAGGCATCTACCTTCAGCCTGTGAACAGCCCACTTCAGTTCTGTGAAGCAACTGTCCTTCAGCGTTCTGAAGGTCTTTCTGATAACCAGTGTGTTAGCCTGTGGGTACTTCATCATGTTGACAATGAACCAAAGAGCCGTTGTCTTTGATTTCTTGGAAGCACGGCTACCCTTACATACTTTGTACCTCCCTTTGAAGCGCCAGAAGGTGCCATAACCTTTGCCGACCACATCAGGAAGATTAATCTTGATGGCGTTGTCAGTCTTCAAGGCTTTCATCACCTGCAATCACCACAGGAACAGCACCAAGCACATCCACCTTGTCTTTGAAAAGACTGTACCTCTTACCAAGCAGTTCAGCAGCCTTCAGCCTTTCCTTTTCATCCGGGGCTTTCTGCATGGTTCGGGCTTGGCTCATGTAGTCACCGATGTTCTCAACAACCACCACTTCAGCCTGTGTTTCACCCCTCAATACAGCAGTCAGATACTTCAGCACTTCATCCTGATCTGCAATCAGCTTTGATTCCTTTTCTGCCATCCTTCGCTCTATGTACATTTTGATTGCAGGTTTTGAAAGGTTCTCAGTTGCGATTGAACCAGCAGTTTTCTTTGAATATCCGGCTCTGATTGCAGCCTGTGTTGCGTTCAGATCAATCAGATATTCATCGCAGAACCTTTGCTGTTTTGCCGTTAGCTTCACCTCTGCCACAATCATCACCTTCTTTCATAGTGGAATGGAGCCACAGACAGGAATCGAACCCGTAACAAGCAGATTACAAAACTGCCGTTCTACCTCTTGAACTACTGTGGCAAATAAAAAACCTGACGGGAAGGAGGAAAACCCGTCAGGCTCGGAAGGAAGGAAAGTGGTCATCTTTTGCACCTTAATAATAACACCACTTGAATATGAATTAATATGTCCTCTTTTCGTTTATGTGATGAGATCCATCATGTTTTTCGCCGTCAGCACCAGCCAGTACAGCACAATCCACTTCCACATGACCTTGCGCTTATACAGGCCATAGGCTACATATCCGGCAATGATGGCAAGCAAGAATATAAATGCCTGTGACATCACGTTTTCTCCCCGTCCATCCTCAATCCAACTTTCTGCCGCACATGGGGCAATATTCAGCCCAGACAACATCACAATTGCTATCATCGGCAAATACAATCGCAACAGGCATAGTGCCGTCTTCGCAATACTCACAGTGCTTTTTAGCCATTTTCCTTCCCTCCATCCATCTTTGCACCGCAATTCGGGCAATAATTCAGATCGCCATTGCACGATACAACCACGATGTATTTTTTACAGTTCTCGCAGAATAACCAGCCGTCTCCTTGATAGTCCCAACGCCCATGCTGCACAGCTTCAGCATCAACGGTTGGCTGCTTGTCCAACATGCGCACCACATCAAGTTCCGAAAAACATAATTCATTCGGTGAGCGTAAATGCCCACAGTCGATGTAGCTTTTAAACGCATCCGCATCAATCAGCCGCATCTTTCTTCCCTCCATCCATCCTTGCACCGCAGTTGGGGCAGTAATTTGGTTTCGTCGTGTCCACCTGTTTACATTTGCTGCATTGCATGCCATTTACCCACTCCCCATGCCGCACGATTTCTGCGTCAACGGTGGGCGCTTCCTTGACCATAACAATAGCATTCTCCAAACCTTGCTGCGTTCCCATCATCCATTTAGTGCCGCCCTTAACCGCCCGTAATGATTCCCCTAATTTTTCCAGCAGCGCATCCGCATCAATCAACCGCATCTTCTTTCTTCCTTTCTCCGTAATGGCAGAAGCCTTCATCGTCTGTGTTGTCGTATGCATACCATTCATTGTAGCCACCGTCATCTTCATAGACTTCATCATGGCACATGGGGCATTCTATAGAGTTGCCACGTTTTACACATTCGAAGCACCGAGCCACCTCAACAGCGTCAACGGCCGGGGCTTTATTTATATCTTCTTCAAGTACACATGCGCACGTTCCAAGCGCTTCGTCCCACAGACAGGTCATTTCTTTCAGCAGCTCCCCACGGTCAACCAGGTCACTCATCGCCAGCCCTCCTGTTCCATGCTTCCGCAAGTTCTTTTGCCGTTGCATAATCCGCCGTTTGAATATAGCTATCCAAATAGCAGCCATCTTCATGCCAGCAAACAGGGCGGTACGATTTATCCCCGTTCGGATAGTGAAACAATTCCGCTTTTGCATATCCTCCGCAAAACGGACACGGCTTCAGGTCACTTGCCATCATTCGCACCTCCGTTAAATATCCAGATAATCCCACGCTTCCGGGGGGTATTTGGAAATGAATTCGTCATAGGCTTCTTGACTGGATGCCGCAACTTCATCTTCAAAATCACCAGCCACCCACTCGCCGTTATAGCCATCGTGCTTGTACGCCACGAAGGAATTAACCCATTGATAGTAATCCTCATGTACTTCGCCAATGATTTCCCATCCATCGTCATGCTTGCCAAGGCAATCAGGGTCTAAAGTCAGAGCGCCATAAGGATTCTCAGGCAGCTTGTCACCTTTAATGATAATCATTTCTCAATACCTCCGTTCTCGGCGCACGGGCCACGCCATTTAAAACGACCTTTTGTACCATACAAACAGTCATCCTTCATGGGACACCTCACATCGAAATGCTTGCAAGCCGGACACATTGCATAATGTGCCAAATCTGAAACAGCCGCATCCCTCTCCCGCTTCACGGCTTCCAGTTCCGCTTCAAGCTGCTGGATGTAGGCAAGGGCATCTTCATTCTTTACAACACAGCTTGGGTCGCTATCATACGGGCATTCAGCACACAAAGGTACCGTACAGCACTCCAGCCCCTTCTTGATCTCTTCAGGCGTTTTCATGCGCTTCCCTCACTTTCTGTTCAAGCTGTTTCACATATCCCACCAGCCATTCAAGCATTTCTGCTTTGTATTTCAAATTAGCACTCTCCGTTTCGCTGCCGCTGTTCTGGCTGGCATAGTGTAGTGCCATGCGTGCTTTTCTTGCCAGCTTTTCCAGCAGAGCAATGGCCTTGTCACGTTGTTCCATGTTACTTCCTTTCTACATGCTTCATCAGCATCGCCCTTGTCAGCAGTCCCACGCCACCGGGAACAGGTGTGCAGTGTTCCGTGTTGGCGTATGCCACATCCCCACACAGCTTGCCGTTTTCATCACGGTTCACGCCGCAGTCAATTACCACAGCATCATCATACATATCAGCAAAGCCAAACGCCTTGGGTCTGCCGATAGCCACAATGACAGCATCTGCATAGTCAGCAAGTCTGTATATATCTTCTTTCGGTGTCTTGCTGTGACACACTGTCACGGTCATGTTCTCATCCAGCAGCATTTTTGCAAGTGGCTTGCCCACCAGCTTTCCACGCCCGATTATCACGGCATGTAGGCCTGTAAGATCGCCTTTTTCCTTTTTCATGATATGCACGATGCCTTCAGACGTACAAGGTTTGTATGGGCTGTCAGGCCTAAAACCGTCAACATCCTTTTCAGGCGTTACACACTTGCATATAGCGTCTGCGTCAAGGTGTTTGGGCAGGGGAAGCTGAATGATAATTCCTGTAACATCAGGGTTATTATTCAGCATGTTGATAGTGTACATAATGCTTTCAAGGTTTGTGTCTTCGGGGAAGGCATAATGGGAGAAGCCAAAGCCCACACGCTCACAGTCCTTTTTCTTGCCCTTGATATAGGACATGGAAGCAGGATCATTGCCTACAGAGATAACTGCCAGACAGCCATGACCAGTGATTCCATCCAGTATTTCATCAGCGTATTTCTTGCAATCGATCATTGTTAGCCCTCCATCGTGATCAGTTCGGAATAGGGAAGGGATTCGATCCATGCGCACAGATCGTGCCATTCGTCAAGCTTGTGATTCTTTCGTGCATGGTACATGTTGCGCAAGACCTCATAGTTCAGCAGGACAGTTCTTTTCTGGTTGTAGCTGGAGGGAAGAAGCTGAACCATCTGCCACCAGTATTCCTTGTCTTTAGTTTTAATGTAAAGGTCACGGAAGTGGTTCAAAGTGTCCATAGTGTTCATCAAGTCATATCCTGACACTGTGCACAAATGCTCATGGCTGAAGTCATCAAGCGTGAATTCCTTTGCATGGATCTTGTGCATGGTGCTGCAACTGTTCGCCACAGTACCTACTTTGTAAGTGTCGTATTCCTTCCACCAGTACAATGGCGCCGTGATGTCAAGCGTTACGGTGATAAAGCGCATGAACTTGCGATGGTCAGAGCCAGCCTTCACCAGGCGCTTCATCAGATCCATATCAGCCTTACCCACAAAGAACTTGTCCTTGCCCATCAGACTGTCAGACATTTTCCAACTGTTCATAGGGTTGCGCATACCCATGATAGCGGCTTCCCAGCCGTACACTTCTGCATGTTCAATCTTGATCATTTTTTTGCCTTCTTTCCGTTCTTGCTTGATACCACTTTGAACTTGGGGATTGCTTCCTTCTTAGATGATTTCACTGTGCATTCAGCGCATGGAACCAGCGGCCTTGCTCTGCCCGTTTCCAGCGTGTAGGTACAGCACTTGACACTCCAGCCATTGATGAGGTGCCCGTAATAGCAGCATCCCTTGCACGTTGCGTCTGATACGATATACGGGCTTTTTTCTTTCCAACCCTTCCAACCCATATCAATCACCCCCTTCAGCTTCCAGCACCTTTGCAAAGACCTGGAGCGCACGCCCATGCAGCTTGCATACCCATCTATGGGAATAGTTCATTTCCTGGGCTATCTGTTCAAAAGTCTTGTAGTCTATGTATCTCTTTTGTAAGATTAAGAGATAGTCAGGATTGCGCATCTTTTCCAGCAGACGCAAGGCCTTTGCCTTTTCGTCTACGAAGTAATCAATCTTACGGTTGATTTCTTCTTCCAGATCAACAATCTTGGCAATGCAGTCTGCCATCCTGTCTTGTGAGCCGCCGCCAGTCACAACATCCTGCTTGATGGTCTGTGTGATGCGGACAGTTTGTGCTTTCAAGCCCTCCAGCGTGTCCAGCATACTGTCAATGCGTGCATCCAGATACTTGA